CGGGGGAAGTTTGGCTTAGATTATTGTTGACTATCGCATTCGCCTTTACTCTCGTTACCTTTGGGAATATGCTCAGCAGAATCTGTGAGAATTATGCTAAGCCAATCCCAGGCTATCAGCAACCTGAGGCCGATCTTTTTGAGACTCCTGTGGTTGGAAAATCCTTTCTTGATTCCATAGATATCAGCATTGAAAAGCAAGAAGCAGCGAAAACATGCTCTATTAAGTGTGAGAGTTTTTTCGTCCCAGATGAAGCAAAAAGCTTTGTTTCAACGGGTTCAAAAGCTGCTAAGGGTTTCTTTTTGGAGAACTTGTCCTATCATGACGCTTACAAGATCCCTCATGAGCTAGTCTTTTCGGCTATTACAGGAAAGGAAATGTTTAGCAGTGACGCTCCCATTTCGTCTATCTCGCCCACTGTGGAAAACTTGACTGTTGATTACATAGAGGAATTAAAGACTGCATCTCCTGAAAGAAACTTTTTTTGCTTCGAGTTAGGCACTAGCAAGGGAGGATTGATGTCTCTTCAGAGTGCTTATAAGCTCAAGGTGCTCAAGTATGCTGAGTATTTTAAAGAGTTTTCAAAGATCGGAAAGAGCTGCAGCTATTATGTCTTAATTGCAGGTGAAGACGGCGTGTTCACCAACTTTGAGAACATGGATGAGGAAACAGTTCAATGCATAGAACTGCACTTGTTGTTAGGTTGGAGGATTCAGAAAGCACTGCAGCAAGCAAATGTGCTTCAGCCCAAAGATGAAGAGCAGACTGCTGATTCGAGCATTTTTAATGAGTTCCTGAGTGGACTTTCAGATGATCCCAGAACTCTTGATGAGGGAGTCAAGAGTATAAAAGCTGCATCTTCTGCTAACTTAGAAGAGAAGCCTTGGATCAATTCAGAAATGGATAAGCACTGGGCTAACCTGATAAAGAATTTCGATCCTGATAGCGAATATCTTAGGTCATCTTATCAAGATCTCATGAGCTCAGCTGTGTCGGAGCAGAAGAAGGTGCCTGATCTGAAGTGCCTTGAGGATTTTAAGAAAAAGTGGTCTGAGCAAAATAGTCGCACTCCTTCCAACAAAGCAGTGGTCCAGTTGCCTATGATCATGCCTAAGCCCAAAGCTGACGAGAGTTTCACTGAGCAGATGGTCTCCAATTTTTTGTTCGGTTCGCCTGAACTGATCTGCAAAATTTGGAAGGAAGCTGTTGACTGTAGGTTAGGTGAATGCGCAGAGAATTTTGCAGAGCCAATGTCTAAGGAAGAAGTTGTCGAGAGAGCTATGGAGAAGGATGAAACGAATACTAAAGAAATGCGGACAAATCACTCTCAAAGAAATAGAGTTGTGGTCAGATTGACTGAGGGAGAGAAAATTTTGGCTGGCGATTTAAACTACACCTCAAAAAAATATTCGTCGTATAGAGCTGCTGAGAGAGAAAACTCAAAGAAGTGCTTTGCTCCTTCAACTGGCACTGACGACATTGAGCATGGCATCCTGGAAGTGCTCCCTGCTCTGATGGAAAACAAAATGGACCTAGCATTGAATTGCCGTGTTGAATCTGACACAGAAGATCTTATCCAGCTTGCATTGAGCACTCTGCCACAAAATCTTTTACTAAAAGAGATAGTCTCTGAGATCTCGAATTCAAAATTCAAGCCTTTTTTCCGTAGCCTGTGCATTTTACAAGAGATCGTTTTTGAAGTTAACGCTTCCCTGAACCAATTCTGCCATTTTGGTCAGTTCATCTTCAAAAAATTGAAATCTTGCTCTGCTTATCTTCTGATTTCTGCCAAAGGAGCTTCAAAGAGCGTGAGTTTTTCATTGCTTGCTGACGCCAGATCTTATGAGGCTCTAGGAGAGTCTGTGCCAGGAATCTTCTGCAGACCAATTTTTCGAGATGCCAACTTGATAATTTTCCAATTTTTGACTTTGAACAAACACAAGCTTTCCAATTTGTTGCCTGTGTACGAGAGAAGTATGGCTCTGAAGAGAATGTGGTTTGAACTCTACAGAGTTGATAAGATAGCTGCAGTAGAACCTCAAAAACTGGCCTGGTCTCGGAAAGAAGCTCTCATTCACACGGCTATGTCAATTGTCGTATACCTTGAAAACAAGCAAAAAACTAGCCAGGATCTGCAGCAATTGAGGTACTTCTACATGGAGATTCTCAAGATGAACCCGGCTTGTTCCAACCCTTGCAAGGTTTTTAATAAAATGAGTTGCAGACCCATGAGCAGGTTGATGTGCTGGATCTTGAAGAGGCTAGAGATCCTATGCAGAAAATATCATCAAGAAGCTTTGCCGAGAGTAGTTGAAGAGGCTAAAGCTGATACTGAAGAAGAAGTGACAAAGAAAGATGTAGCAGAGATATCTGGGGATCATTTGTCAGGCTGCTATAGTATAATCACTGACGAGGAAGTACCGACCATGGAAATCTTAATCAACTTATGCTACTTTGGAGTTCTACACAACAAAGAAGAGAATGATCAGCTCCAGAGTTATTTTAGGATTTTTGTCAAAATTCTTGATCAGGAGAAGAAGATGTATGGTCCGGATGGTGCTAGATCTGAGTACATGGGTTGGAAGGATCCAAAATTGTCAGATATTCGCTATCATGAGTTTTCTCCCAGCTTTGTGATTGGTGCTAGTCTCAAACTAAAAGAAATCATAAAACAGCAATGGGGAGACTCTGATGAACAGTTTCCTTCAGACTTTTTGGAAAAACTAAGCAAAGAATTCAGAAGAGTCACCTATGATGAGATTGCAAGCATGAAGTCTCAATCTGTTCGCTTGAGCTCCTATGAGTTTATCCCAGAATACGTCACTAGGAAGGACAAAAGCACTGTGATGAAGAACACCAACTTTGAAAAAAGAAGAAGAGTGATGGAAGGTATTCTGGAAGAATTGAGCATTTTGCCTGTCACTGAAGATGCCAAACCTTCTCCTATGACTAGCATAACTTATTTTTTGAGGAGACTGGAAAGACTGGGCTTTGTATACGCAGAGCTGTTCGAGAAGCTCCAAATTGGAGGCAGCAGAGAGATTATCATTTTAGACTGTCTCTCCAGAATTTGCCAGCTCTTTGTTGAGAGTGTCGCCAGAGTCTTATGTAGAGGAGTTCCATTTGAAATGATGACTAAGGGTGATGCTAAACTGCGTGCAAACAGAATTTTTTACAATGGAGTTTATGGAGCTATGAAGGTGGCTAGCAAGCAGTTCGACCCAGCCGATTTTTCAGGGCTTTCTAACGCAAAAAGTCAATACACTATGAGTACCTGCATCGACTCATGCGATTCCAAAACTTGGTGTCAGCAGTTCGTCATGCCAGCTTTTGGCTTGATGTACAAGGTGTTGTTGCCCAACAAGATCTACTTGATAGTTTCGCGAATCTTGAATTTGTTTACTGCAAAGAGATTCCGCATCCCTGACGATTTGTACAACAAGTTTAAAGAAATGCCTGATCAGCCAGGGTATGAAGAATCCATGAACATTCTTAAAAAAGAAGTGCTAGGAGCTGTACCTTTGACCGACAGAATTTTTGTACTTGAAGAAAACTGTTTGCTGATCAACAACTTCAGCAACATGTGCCAAGGTATCTTGCATTATACTTCTTCTCTGTATCATGCTTCTCTGCAAGCTATGAACATGCATATAGACAAGATTTGGTTTAGAAATTTCTTTCCAGACATCAAGGGAATAAAACTGCTCAAAGGGATTAAAGTGGGCTCCGATGATTCTTCTATCATCAACGCTGTGGTTCATCCTGATCTAAAGACTATAAAAGCTGGTAAAGGGCCCTTTACCAAGATTCCTCTGAAGAAAGCTGTTTTGCTTTTTCTCTCGCTCTGCTCAAAGAAGATTGCTTATCTGGACAAGTTCTTCTGTGTGAGGCAATCGTATGAGAAGAGCACTACTTGTTCTTTTTCCTCCATTGAAGAATACAATTCTGTTTTCCAGGTGGTGAACACAATTGTTTCTCCTCTCATCAAGTTTGTGTACTGTAGCTTCAATCCAGCAGTTGTCACTTCTATTGAGAAGAGATTATACAATTATTCTAATACCAGAAAACAGATTCTAGAAAATGGAGGCTCTAAGTGCTTGTGCTTCATGATTCAAATGCTTCAATCTAGGAATCATTACATGCTTCTAGGAGCAGGGTTCACTGACCAGTTTAAAGTTTACTCAGAGCTTCTCAAGCTGCACCCTTCTCCAAGCTTTGGCTTCTTCCCATACGAGCCACTAATAGTTTGTGGGCAGCTAGGCCATAATTTTGCAAAATACTTGTTCTTAAAAACTCAAAAGAATGGCTTAGCAGTAGAAAAAATGCTACTGAGTTCCTCAAACCCAGAATTAGATGAGTCTGGTCAGCCTACTTTCACAATATATTTCCAGCTAGGACAGCTAAGAAAATATGCTGAATGGATCAAGAAATTGAAAATTCCAGAGGATTGGAAAAAACCGGCTTACCAGGATCCAGTTATGCTCTTTAAGAGCCCAAAGACAAAAGAAGAATGTCTTTTCAAAGTACATAAGCTGGCGCATACTCCCGCAGTTGCAGAATCCTTAAGTTTTCAGTCCGCTAGCAAATTGGCTGCTTCTGCTGTGTACATCATGGATAGGCCTTGTGTTATTGTCAAAGAGAATAAAGATTCAAGCTTCAATAAAGTTTTAGCAAACAAAGATCTAGAATTCTCTTGGTCTAAAGAAGCCCTGGACACAGAGCCAAAAGCCAAATACAGCCTAATAGGCCTGATGATGAAAGTGTTGGAGCAAGAGGAGAGTGCCAGCTTGATCAAAGATGAAGACTTGCTCAACTTCATGTTCCAGAATAGGAGAATTTACGACAAAGTTTTGTCAAAATGCTATAGAGCAGGTTATCCTTTAGTGATAAAGCATGAGAGGCCTAGAGTTCTGAAGATTACCAGCTTGCCCAGAGATTTCTCAGGGGCTTCAATTTCTCTCATGCAAGTGATCATGAAATACTGGTTTCAGCAAGCTATCAGATTGCCTGAGGCAGTTTATCAGCAGTCTTTTGATGAATATAGGAAGGTACTGCCTTGGTTGTCCAAAGACCCAATTCAGTCTTTGAAAGACTCGAGTTTCACTGATATAGTGGCTCTTTCAGAGTTCATTAAAGCTAGCGGAGTTTCAGATCTTCACATAAAAACTCTGTCAAGTGCACCAGGACGTTCCAGGACTTTGGACGAATTTATCGACAACATGGGTTCAGATATAAAAGCTGGCTTTACGATGGGTGCCTCTGAAGATCCTATTTGGAGTTCTAAAAAACTGTTCCTGGAGGAGCAGCTGATATCTGAGTTGTATTTGATCAGTCACATGCCCGTTTCTCAAGATAGAGTCAAAGATCTGAGTGCTATTTATGCTTTAAAAAGGTATAGTGATGCAAAAATTCGCTTGGCAGCTGGCACTCCAATTTTGTCTATGATTTCTGATCTTGCCAAGAGCCTCCCTACCAAGTATGTTATGCCATGCCTAATGGCCTTTGTATATTGCTCTGATATCACCCTTGTCTCGATCTTGAAGTCATTGCCTTCACTAGTCTTCTCCAGTTGGATTGAAACTCAAGAAAGATTTTATAATGAGAGAAGAGAACTTAGCTGGAAGGGCAGAGGGAAATTAATGGTTGTAGTTGACTCGACACCTTACCTCCTACTTGTAAATGAAGACAAAATTGAAACTATTTTGTGCACTAATGCATCTGATGTGCACAAGAGAAGAGATTTGCTGAAGGACGAAGCTAAGAAATTGAGGCTCACTTTTCAAGCTGCTGCTTTCGGCTCCAAGGTTCTAGTTGTGAATATAAACACAGGTAGAGGTGTGTCTGAGATTGGAGAAGACACTGTGGCGATTGAAACAGTTAGTGATGCTGATCAGATCTTTTCTCTGGCAGACACAGACAAGACAAGCATTTCTGTCTATTGCAGAGATGGCAGAATCAAGCTTTTGAGAAAGAAGAACTTTGCTGAGCTCTTCAGTGCTTCAGTTAGAGAACCGCTCGAACTGAAGCCTGTCCCTTTTAGCACTGTCTCACAAATGAGTTTTAAGACTGGCTACACGCAAACTAGCGTAATTAATAAAGAACTTTCTCTTAATTGGTTAAGCTGCTTGCCTTTAAGCTCTGGGAAATTCAAAGTGATTATAAAAGCTTTGAGGAAAAGAAGAGAAGTTGCAGTTTCACAAGAAATCCCTCAGCTATTGGCAGAGGTTGACAAAATCAGAGAGAGCTTAGCAGAACTCATCCAGTTAGGTGCACCTCTTTCCACTATCGTTCCCTTAGAGCTAACTTCCAGAACAGCTCCTGAGTATGAATTGTCTGAACAAGATATGATTGATTTGGAAGAAGCTGAAGCTAAAATGAATGATGTGGTGATAGAGCCAGAGTACATTGCTGCTGTGGCAGAAGATGTTGGTGATTTTGGCGACAAAGAGCTGGACTCCCAGAACGTCAGCCAGATGGCTACATTGTTTTCAGCGGTCATAGAGCAAAAGAAGATACGCTCAGATGCCAGAATTAAGCTCAGATTTTTCTTTTCTGAGATTATCAGAGAATGCACTTCTATGGAGCCAAATCTAAGCCGATACATCACTTCCAAAGAGAAACTTCCTCCTCCGGCAGATATGATTCAAGATCTTTGCTGGTGCATTGATCCTGCTAAAGAGTACGCCAAAGATGCATCAGATGAAGACCTCGAGAGATTGATCAATCAATTAGACGCAGCGGAAGATTAAGGCTTCGCAGAAGAGCACACATGAACAGATTACAGACTCAGTGTGAAGGTCTGCGATCAGCATCAAACGTATAATTACTAAATGTCCCCCAGGG